TCGGTTACTTGTAAAGATTTAAATGACATGATTCTCTCTGGTATACGAGAATCAAAATTAATCGAAATAATAAATACGAACACGTACAATGGTCTACTTGCAAAAACACATCTCGCCACTTGGAGGAAAAAATGAACCCAACCAATCCCGCCGCCTTACCTACCCAATACCAACAATTCATTCACCTTTCACGATATGCACGATGGGATTACGATAAAAAACGAAGAGAAACATGGGGAGAAACAGTAGACCGATATTTTTCTTTCTTCCAAGAACATTTAAAAGAAACATGTGATTATGATTTGGGCAATGGGTTGGTTGAAGAGTTGAGAAAAGATGTATTATCATTAAATGTTATGCCTTCTATGCGTTGTCTGATGACCGCTGGAGATGCACTTAGGAAAGAAAATGTAGCTGGTTATAATTGTTCATACGTTAAAGTGGACAGTATTCGTTCTTTCGATGAGATTCTTTATGTTCTCATGAACGGAACAGGAGTAGGATTTAGTGTAGAAGCAGAACACGTAAATCATTTACCAGTAGTTGCAGAAGATTTTCATCCAACCGATACGACAATTGTTGTTGCAGATTCTAAATTGGGTTGGGCAAAAGCATTCAAGGAACTCCTGAGTTTGTTATGGAGCGGCCAAGTTCCAAAGTGGGATCTTACAAAAGTTCGTGATGCAGGAAAACCCCTCAAGACATTCGGAGGAAGGGCTTCTGGCCCTCAACCGTTAGATGATTTGTTTCATTTTTCAACAAAGATTTTTCAAGATGCGGCAGGAAGAAAACTTAAACCCATCGAATGTCATGATATTGTTTGTAAAATTGCAGAAATTGTTGTGGTTGGGGGTGTGCGTAGGAGTGCTTTGATCAGTCTTTCAGATCTCAATGACAGAGAAATGAGATTTGCGAAACATGGAGAATGGTACAAACTTAATGTGCAACGAGCACTAGCAAACAATTCAGTTAATTATAAGGAACGGCCTGATGTAGGGACTTACATGCGAGAATGGTTATCTCTTTACGATTCAAAGTCAGGAGAACGTGGAGTTTATAATGGAATGTCCGCTAAAAATCAAGTAATATCACTAAACGAAAAGGAGCCAGATGGAAATGGAGGATTTATTGCAAGAAGAGAACCTAGAGATGATTTTGGAACTAACCCCTGCAGCGAGATCATTCTTAGAAGCAGAGAGTTCTGTAACCTCAGCGAATGCGTTATCCGAAGATCTGATGATATCGAATCTCTTAAAAAGAAAGTCAGATCTGCAACTATCCTTGGCACATTTCAATCAACCCTTACTAACTTCAGGTATCTTACCAAAGAATGGGAAAAAAATTGCACCGAAGAACGTCTTCTTGGTGTTTCACTCACCGGCATTTTAGACAATCCTTTGACCAATGGTAGAAAAAAAGGATTGGAGGAGCTTTTAAATGATCTCAGAAAAACCGCAATCGAAACAAACAGAGAATGGGCAGACAAACTCGGAATCAAACGGGCCGCTGCCATTACATGTGTCAAACCTTCTGGTACTGTTAGTCAGCTTGTTGATAGTGCTTCTGGTATTCATGCCAGGCATAATCCTAATTATATCAGAACTGTAAGAGCGGATAATAAAGATCCTCTTTGTAAAATGATGAAAGAGGCCAATTTTCCAAACGAACCAGATGTAACTAAACCAGAACACACAACTGTTTTTTCTTTTCCAATGGAAAGTCCCAAAGGTGCAATTTGTCGTAAAGACATGACTGCAATTGAACAACTACAACTTTGGACTAAATATCAACAACATTGGTGTGAACACAAGCCATCTATTACGATTTCTGTTAAAGAACACGAATGGTTTGATGTTGGTGCATGGGTATGGAATAATTTTGATTCGATTAGTGGTATTTCATTTTTACCTTTTAGTAATCATACATATAGACAGGCACCGTATCAAGATTGTACAAAAAAAGAACATGATGAATTATTGACCAAAATACCAAAAAAGGTAGATTGGTCAGCCCTGTCTAATTACGAACAGCAGGATTATACAGTAGCATCACAAGAACTTGCTTGTTCGGCCGAAGGTGGGTGTGAGATTGTAGACCTTTAATTGGAGAAACATGGAAGTTGAACTGGATATAAATTGTGATAATTGTAATGCGAAATATACTATGATGTACGACTCAGATGATATACGAACCAGACAGGAAGAACATGCATTTCATTGTGCTTTTTGCGGAATATTAATGGAACCCTATTATGATGAATTCTTTGAGGAAGATTAGATATGTTGCAGGAATTGATTATTCATTAACATCGCCTGCAATATGCGTAGCAAAAATAATTGATAATGAGATAAAATTTGAAAATTGTAAGTTTCATTTTTTGAAACAAAACAAATCACATAAATCATTAGGAGAAGTATTTCTTGCCCATGAATATCCAGAATATACGGATGATATTGATAGATTTACTAAACTTGCGGATTGGACAATAGAATGTATTCGTTGGTTTGATAATAGAGCATCTCATGTTTATTTGGAAGATTATGCATTTGCAGCAACAGGTAGAGTTTTCAATATTGGAGAAAATACTGGAATCCTCAAACAACAACTCAAAACTAACAGGTTTCGTTATACAACGATTCCCCCCACAGTAATCAAAAAACACGCCACAGGAAAAGGAAATGCCAATAAAGAATTAATGTATGAAACGTTTTTGTCAGAATCACATGTTGATTTGAAAGGCCAATTGTCTCCAAAATCAACCAAAATTTCTAACCCTGTATCTGACATTGTAGATTCATTTTACATTTGTAAGACAGGATTTCACTTAAAGGAACAGTTATGCAACTCCCCAAAGAGCAAAACCCTTATATAGTCGAAACAAAAGGTAAACAAACATTGAAATTTAGTAAAATAGATGCGGATAATGAAGCAGTAATTAAACAATTAGATGGTGATGATGTAGAAGTGTTTCATGATGGAAAATTACAATATAAATTATATGGCGTTGAACAAGGAAAACTTTTTTAAGAAAGAACTTGACATTTTTAAAATAATTTGTTATAATAATACAATGGAATTAAAAAATGATTAATAGAATTATACAGGTGGTTCTAAAGTTCTTTGGAAAAAAGACACCAGAACCACCTACAGAAGAAAATAATGAATCCCTTGAAGCACTTGAAAAAATAGAGGCTCTTGATAAGATCGGAGAACCTTCATGAGTATGATGAAATTTGATGATTCTAAGATAAAAGAAATTCGGAAAAGAAAAGAACAAGGACTCCCACCACCACCAACTGAGGGAGATGTGGTTGAACAATCAAAGAATGCAAAGGGAGGAAGTGAGTTAATATATCAAAGAGTCAAAGAGAGAGTGCCTGAAGACCTTTGGAACTATTTTCAGATCATTCTTTCAAGAGTTCGTGAGTACGAAGATAAACCAAAAATCCTTTGGTTTCAGGACACATCGAAAGATCCAGAAGTACAATTTTTAAAAGAAAAATCACATCGTGATAAATTTGAACGATTTGTTTTTCCGTCCGATTGGTCACTTGAAAAGTATAATATAGATCTTGGTATTGAATATGAAAAGAGTGTTGTTTTAAAAAATGCAATTGAACCAATTCCAATACACACTAAACCAAAAAACGGGCCAATTCGGCTCGCATATATTTCTACGCCACATCGTGGATTAGATGTATTGATTGGTGCATTTAAGGCCTTGAAATTGGAGAATGTTGAACTTGATGTATATTCAAGTTTTAAGATATATGGTTGGGAGGCACAAGACAAAGATTGGGAACCTCTTTATGAAGCATGTAAAGATACACCCAATGTGAATTATCATGGAACTGTTTCAAACGAAGAAATTCGATCTGCATTACAACAAACACATATTCTTGCATATCCAAATGTATATCCAGAAACAGGATGTATTTCTGTAATTGAAGCAATGAGTGCAGGATGCATTGTAGTGTGTCCGAATCTTGCCGTTCTTCCAGAAACGTGTGCGAATTTTGCATGGATGTATGGGTTTGTTGAAGACAGGACAGAACACGCAAGAAAGTTTGCGTATGTCTTGAAGGATGCAATTGATAATTTTTGGAAACCACCAGTTCAAGCTGGTCTTGCATTTCAAAAACAATATTATGATATGCACTATGATATTGAAACTACTGCAAAACAGTGGACAATGATGTTAGAAACAATTAAAGAAAATATTGAAAGATCCAAGGAGAAAAAATCATAATGGCAAAAAAAGTGAAAATAGAACGTAAACCAATGAAAGTAAAACGTACTCGTAAAATTACGGAAGAACAACGAGAAGCTCTCCGAGAACGCATGAAAGAAATGCGTAAAAAGAGGAAACCAGCAGAATATAAAAATGTGAGTGAACGTGTTCTTACTCTTCCAGATGATGATACTTATTCTTTTAAAAATGTTAAAGGATGGATCAAACATAACAAGGAAATGGTTGCCGCTTTAGGTAAGTCAGGAAGAGGTAAATATGTTGGAGAAAAAGAACAAAGAAAGGCAGAAATGCAAGCCGCATCTCGTAAGGCATACATTAGATACTGCGAACATTACTTGAAAACTGGTGATTGGATTGGAATATTTTCGGGTCAGGATGAAGAACATAAAGTAGTTCCTAGATGTGTTGCTATGGCTTATTACTCTGACGGAACTCCTAAGAGGTCTGTGGGGGTATTCTACGAGGATATTAATGTAGTTTGGACAAAGGGAATGAACGAAACAGAATTCGGAACATCACAAGAATATGTTCCTAAAATTAAAAAAACTGTTGCATTGACAGATAAACAATTTACAGGAGAAGTTTGATATGGCAGAATTTAATATTTTAGAAACCCTTGA